TGCGTCAGGGTGGGCTGCCTTCCGCTGTTGCCGGGTTTGCAGAGCGTTATGGTATGCCAGCAGTTATGGGCGTTGGCCCGCAAACAAGCCGCGAGCTTGGTCGTATGCTGTTCGCTGCAGAGCCAGCCGCTAGGGCTGCCGCAATCAGGCAAGTGCGGGAAGCTGGTCTTGCAGGCCGTATTCTGCCGGAAGCAGTCCCCTATCAGCCGGGGCCGACACGCAGAGCCGCAGAGGCGCTATCCGGGATTGTTCCGAGGGGGGCGCTCTTTCAGGCTGGCCAGATGGCTGGCGCACCGCTTCTTGGGCCGCTTTTTGAAGATGAAGAGCGCGGCCCCGTCAATTATTCCTTGTTAGGAGACTAAGATGCCGAAGGATAAACTTACCGATTACTCCGCTACTGCGGCGAGCAACACCGACATAGGCGGCATCGACCTCGGCGAAGGCACGATGACTCCCAGCTCGATAAACAATGCCTTGAGGGAGCAAATGAGCCACCTCAAGGACTTTGCAGATGGCACGGCTGGCATTGATGTCCTGAACCTACAGGATGATGACAACAGCGCATCCATCAAGCTGCAAGCCCCGTCAGCGGTGACCACGACTGTTACCTTCACCCTGCCCGATGGCGATGGCACTAGCGGCCAGTTCCTGCAAACAGATGGCTCGGCCAACCTAAGCTGGGGAACGGTGGCGGCCTCCTCTCTGTTTGCCGCTGGTATGGTCATCCCCTACGCTGGCTCCTCTGCCCCATCCGGCTGGCTTTTGTCTTATGGGCAGGCTGTTAGCCGCACCACCTATTCTGACCTGTTTTCAGCCATTGGCACGACCTACGGCGCGGGTGATGGTAGCACCACCTTTAATCTGCCGGACTTGCGTGGCCGCGTGGTTGCTGGTCAGGACGATATGGGCGGCACATCTGCCGACCGCCTGACAGACCAGTCTGGCGGCCTTAATGGTGATACCTTGGGCGATACGGGCGGCTCTGAGACGCACACGCTGACAGAAGCGCAGCTTGCGTCACACACGCACACCATTAGCAGCATCACCATTCAAGGTATAAGCGCCCCCGGCGAAGGCACGAGAAGCGGACTAAGTTTTGTTCCCTCTAGCACTGGCGGGACAACAGTTACAGGGACAACTGGCGCAACTGTTGGGGCGACCACGACAGACCACACCGCCAGCCTTGCGAATACTGGCTCCGACTCTGCTCATAACAATGTGCAGCCTACCATCATTCTGAACTACATCATAAAAACCTAAGAGGTTCCGATGGCCAAGGATAAGATTTCCGAATACAGCGCTACCAATTCGGCTAACACTGTTGTTGGCGATATTGATATTGATGAAGGCTGCCTGCCCTCCGGGATAAACAATGCCATCAGGGAGGTGATGACGCATCTGAAAGACCTGTCAGATGGCACTTCCGGCGTTGATGTTCTGAACCTGCAAGATGATGATGCGAGTGCCTCCATCAAGATACAGGCTCCTGCGGCCGTCACAACCACCACCACATTCACGCTGCCGGACGGGGACGGAACCAGCGGTCAGGTGTTGCAGACTAGCGGCACTGGCACTCTTAGCTGGACAAGCAACGGCCTCGCCAATGTCGTAGAGGACACCACCCCGCAGCTTGGCGGCAACCTAGACACCAATGGCAATGACATCAACTTTGGCGATGATGACAAGGCAATCTTTGGTTCTGCGCTTGATGGTCTTCAGATTTATAATACAGCCGCTGGTGACAAATTTATTTCTGAAGCTGGCGGTGGAAATCTGAAGGTTCAAGGTGACAATCTTTACCTCCAAAATTCTGCCGGAACTGAAAACTATATTATTGCAATCAGCAATGCCGCAGTGACACTGCATTATGACAGTGCTGCTAAATTAGCCACCACAGCTACAGGCATTAATGTTACAGGCACAGCAACAGCCACAGCGTTTTCTGGCGATGGCTCTGCATTGACGGGCATCCAAGCTGGGGCTGGTTATTTTCAAGGCGAGAATGGTGCAACTGGCGACACAACAAACGGCAAGGGCGACATATTCAGAACGCATCAATCACAGCTAGACACGAATGTAACGATTGCATCTGGCGACAACAGCCTCTGCGCTGGCCCATTAACCATAGCGACAGGAGTTACCTTGACCGTCAATGGTAATCTGGTAATAGCATGAGCGAAGTAAGAGCAGACACAATCACTGCCAGCAATGGCACTGGCCCTGTAACGCTGACGAAGCAAAGTGCGGCGAAGGCGTGGTCTATATTTGACCAAGTTAATAGCAATACCATAGATGATTCCTTTAACATTAGCACCATAACGGACAGAGGAACTGGCAGTATGTATGGAAACTATACAAACAGTATGTCATCTGTAAATTATACTGTGATGGGTGCTTCATCTCCCGTAGCGTCTGGTAGTATGTCAGCCACAAATCAAAACAGAAGCACCATTTCTTCTGCTGACACTGCCTCAAGGTATAGTATGAATGTTTATGCTGATTCATCTCAAGCACTGCAAGACGAAGAAAATCAACAGGCATTAGTTCACGGAGACCTAGCATGAGCGAGATTAAAGCAGATGCTCTGACAGGCAAGACAGCAGCTGGCAATGTTACTGTTACCAGCGAGGGCGGTGCAGTTACTTTTCAGTTGCAGCAGGGTCTGGCGAAGGCTTGGGTCAACTTTGATGGAACTGGAACTGTTGCAGCAAGAGACAGCCTGAACTTTAGCGGTCTTACTGACAACGGAGCAGGCGATTATACAGTAACAATAAGTAATGCTATGGGAAATACGGATTATTCTTGTGGCGGTTCTTCACAGCAAAATGTCGCAGGAACTAGGGGCGACTTTGTGGTTGGTCTGCACAGCACAGCGCAAACAACCACGACAAGGCGTTTGTCAGCAGTGGACTCCGGTGGGACTGCTACGGATGCTCTTGTTGTTAATCTGCAAATATTTGGAGACCTTGCATAATGGCTGGAACAATCGCAGCGGACACTCTGACCCACAGCACCGCAGGGTCAATCGCCACAAACTATGTTGTTGAGGGCAGTGCGAAGGCGTGGGTTCGCTATAATGGCACAGGAACTGCTGCAATTAGTGACAGTTTCAACACAGCAAGCATCACAGATGACGGCACAGGCGCATATACATTTGCTTTTTCGTCCTCAATGAATAACTCAAATTTTGCTTGTAATGCAACATCTAAGGAAGTGGACGGTTCTCTTGCAAACAATAATGGAACTGGTGCTATGTTGCATACTTACGCTACAGGTTCTTTCAAAGTGTTAAGTTATTCTCCTGATGGCAATGGGAGAGACTGTGCAGTTGGCAATACAAGCACACACGGAGACCTAGCCTAATGCAGACACCAGACTTCAAAGGCACACACTTATTTGACCGGCTGTGCTGGGCAAAGGAAAACTTGGAGCCTGTGCAGTCCGATTACCGGGTTGTGTATGAGGACAGCATTGACGAGTGCGCCAAGATTCTCGTGCCTGACCCGAACTGGATGGCCTGTGCAATGCAGGGCGGCATCTTGCCCCCGGTGTGGGTGTATTGGGAGCTGGCAAAGGACGAAGCCCAACCCGGCTTTACCAAGCACACACGCGGTCATTTGCTGCATGAGACAGAGCCTATGCCAGCAATGACAGAGGAAGAAGCTATTGAACTTTTAATTTTCAAGGATGTTCCGCAGTCTGTCTGGCAGACTTGGGATGAGGGCAACCGCCCGAAGATGGTAATATGCCGCAAGCAGCAGTTACCGCAAACAAGAGAGTGGCGCAACGCTTGGCGCATTTCTGATGAACTAGCAGCGTAGGAGATTATAATGGCTGTTACAACTTACATTGTTGACAAGGACGGGAATCAGATTGACGCTGCAACCGCAACTGTTCCTGCAAATCGTGACTTCCGGGGTGCTTGGTCGCTGTCCGGTTCTGTCATTTCAGAGGACTTGGACAAGGCAAAAGAACTGTTCAAGGACAAAATCCGCGAGGTTCGTGGCCCGCTTTTGGCAGCAGAAGATGTGGTGTATATGAAGGCTCTGGAAGCTGATGACGCTACAGCAAAGGCGGCATCCGTTACCAAGAAACAGGCTTTGCGTGACGCACCAGCTGCCGCCGCTATTGACGCAGCCACAGACATTGCTGGGCTGAAAGCGGCTTGGGACGCAGACCTGCTTGGCGACACCCCTTACGCATAAGGATTGAGCGATGGAAATGTCCGGCCTCATTGATGTTCTAATAGGTGTTATAATCGCAGGTGGCGGTTACTGGCTGAAGAATATGCAGTCAGAGCAGAAGCGGCTGGAGATTCTGCTCAACCGCACCCGCGAGGACTATGCTACCAAATACGAACTGCGCGATGATATGGACAAGGTGATGCAGGCGCTTCACCGGGTTGAGGACAAGCTCGACCGCCTGATAACGGAAAAATGATTCATGTATTCCTGCTGCTTGTCTATCTGGGCGTTGGGGATGACAGGCGGCAGGTCAGCAATACGATGTATTTTGAGAGCATCATAGACTGCAACTACTTTGCAGCCGAGATAGCGAAGAGGTTTGGAAGCTACGGAAGTTTGGACGGCATCGACCCCCGCGACAGGGTGATTGCCTACTGCGTCCCTCAGCAAGTCGCAAAGGGCAGCGTGGAGATTTACTAATGTTAGCCGAACTTGCCGCTGCCAACGCCGCTTTTGCCATTATCAAGCAAGCTGTCAGTAACGGGCGCGACCTAGCCAATGCCGGGTCGGCCATAGCTGACTTTGTGGGTGCTAAAGAGGAGTTACGCAAAAAGGGCGAGAAGAAGAAGCGCAGCCCTTTCGCTGGTGGCGGTGACCTTGAGGAGTTTATGGCTCTTGAGAAAATCAAGGAGCAGGAGAACCAGCTCAGGGAGATGATGGTCTGGGCAGGTAGGCCGGGAATGTGGGCAGACTGGCAGAAGTTCCAAGCTGAGGCCAGAAAGGCCCGTCAGGCCGCCGAGGAGGCCCGCAGGAGGCGCAATAAGAAGATAGTGGAGGTAACCTTGCTCACAGTGGCCTCCATCCTCGGTATCGGCGTTATAGGCGCTATTGGCTACTTTGTGTATCTCGGCGTGACTGGCCAGATATAGCCCCCCCAAAAAAAGTTAAAAAAAATTTAACAAACTGCTTGACCATATAGGTTAACTGTAGTTTAACGGTATTGTGGGGAGGTTCCCACAGCCAACTAAGGGAGAGTAAGATGAGCAATATGTTTTTCAGATTCGCAGAAGAAGAACCCTACTCTGGGAAGGTGCTTTTCGATGGCGGTAAGCCCTTCTCGTATGAGCCTTGCGATAAGTGCAATGGTCAGGGGGTCATTGATGTCTATCGTCACAATGCAAATGGTATCTGCTTTGATTGCTATGGCGATAAAGTGACACGGTTTCGCTTATACACCGAAAAGCAGGTTGCATCGCAACTGCGCCGGATTGCCAAAGCAGAAAAGCAGAAAGATGGCCGCGCTCAAATCAATCAAGAGATTGCGGCTCTTTACGCTATCAAGCAATCTGTTCGTCAGGGCTTCTGGAACATTGCAAAGCTGCGTGAACGCACCGAGAGCGAGCATATCGGGAAGATTGGCCAGCGCATTGAAATTGACGCAACGATGATTGTTTGCATTGGGTTCGATAACTTCTATGGCACAACCTACATCAACACAATGAAGGACGCTGACGGCAATGTGTTTGTGTATAAGGGCAGCAATCGTTTAGCTAAGAGTGGCGAGAAGGTTAGCATTAAGGCCACTGTAAAAGAACACGGCGAATACAAGGGCGTTAAGCAGACTGTTGTTAATCGTCCGTCTAAAATGAAAGGAGAGTAAGATGGCAATGAAAAGCAGATACAGGTTCAAGGTGAAGCAGCGCCCAAAGAAGCGTGACTGCTGGGTGCAGATTTTGGA